GGTAGTCACCGATGCAGCACCATAGTTGCTGGTGGTGATAACCTTCCAGATGTTCTCGAGAACCTTCGCAGCAAGTGCGCGACCTGCTTGGGCAGCGATTGCGTCGAAACGTGCGCCGGACGAGTTAGCAACTTGGATGTCAGTCAGATCCATCGTGACGATGTTGTGCTGATTCAAGCTGACCGTGTTGCTTGTTACTGCGCCGCCACCAGTTTGATAGTTGGCAGTAGTAGCGTTGAAGGTTGTTGCGGTAAGCGCGGAGATGAACGGAACAACGATAGCGTCGCCCTTATTGCGAGCTTCGCTGCTGATGTTGCGCGAGAATGCGCTGATAGGTGACAATGCAGCATTAAAAGCATTGAGTGCTTCTTGCGCAAAGATCGTGTCGTTGAATGAAACGGTAGCCATTGTATTTTGTTAGTTAGAGACTGAGAATTTTTGAGCGGTTTTTGGTGTAATAATCCGAGCGATCTTCTGGTGAGAGCTTGGACATGATTGCAAAGTGATCGACTTGAGCGGTTGCATCGTCTCCAATTTCAGCAACTGGAGTTGGATGACCTGTGGCAGCGAGTAAACGAGATGCCTCAAGCGAAATCTTTTCAGCAGATGCCTCGGATTTTTCAGCAAGTTCAGTGATGCTGACTTCTTGCTCGGTGATTTTTTCCTCGGCGACTTTGAGTGCCTCGGTCTTTTCATCAAGATCGGCCTTTACCGCGGTGAGTTCGGTGATGGCATTTTGCAATTCGTTTTCGATCATCGCAAATTTTGCGCTGACTTCTGAAATTGACGCTTCAAGCGATTTGATTTCGCTGTCTTTTGCTTCAATTTTGGAAGCAAGTTCTGCGTTTGGCAAAAGTTTGTCGAGGATGCTCATACTTGCCTTTGGGATTGTGTCAAATTTAGCACCTATGACCTTGTCGATCAGACCCATCGCGAATGCCTTGTCAGCATTCAGCCATGTTTCCATCTTCATCATTTTGCGGATCAAATCCTTGTCCATGCCAGACTTGCCAGAATAGATGTCTGCGATTTCGTCAGAGATTCCATCAAGAAATTCTGACACTTGCAGATGCTCGCTTGCATTGCCGCTGGAGTTGAGTGATGCATCGTGGATCATCATCTGGCCACCTTTGACCATATGGATCTCATCCGCAGCCATGGCGATCACCGATGCCATTGATGCTGCGAGTGAGTTGATGATGGCTGTGACCTTGACGCCACGATCACGCATGGCAAGGATCGCGTAGTAAAGCCGGTATCCATCTAGCACAGATCCACCGCCAGAGTTGATCTCCATGATCACTTCCTCAAGAGCGCCATCTGCGCTTGCAGTCACGCCGGCGATCTCTGTGCCGATTGCGTTTTGTCCATAGAGACGGCCCATCTCCTCGATGATTGTGTCGATTGAGAATGGCGTGACAGCTTCATTGAGCTTCACTTTGCCGACTTTGTTTTCGATTGAAAGGTAGTTCATTGCTTTTGATTGTTCGGGTTGTGCATTGATTTGTTTGAGTCGAGTTTCGGCCCATGACTTGCCGGCATCTCCACCCCATAGCGCCCAAGCGATTCTTCCTGCTGATGGATAACCATCTTCGCCAGGCGAGAATCCAGATGCCTGCTTGTCGACTTCATGTCGTGCAAAGAAGCTGACCATTCGGCCAATAGTTTCTTCTGAAAGATTGACTCTGTTTGAGATGTCGCGAGCGCGAGCAACTCCGATGGCAGTTCCGCCTCTGCTAAATTCTTGCCTCCATTGTAATCCGCGTAATGCTTCTGCTGCCATTGCCGCGGTTGGCTTTAGATCGACAATTTGATCTTCGATCTCTTCTGATTCTTTTGTGATTTCCGATGGGTTGGTGACCTCTTCGATTCCAAGTGATGAATATGCCTCACGCGCCCGAGGATCGTTGTCGATCGCCTCGACGATATCATAGCCTTCATCCATCAATTTCTTCGCCTTGTATTTCTTATATTCCACCTCGGCACCTTCTGGGAAATCGCTTAAGTGGATGTCGTAATACGGAACATCATACTCGTTGAGCAGATCAATGGTTTCCTGCATCTGTGAATCTTGGCGACCACTTATGATGTGGATTTGATACTCCAGCGACTCAGCGGTGATGTAGTCGATGACTTCTTGAATCGGCGATTCTCCATTGAATAGAGCGCCTTCGATGTCGCAGATGATTGATAGATTAGGCATCGAATACTTCAGTTGGTGCAGTTTCGTTTGGCGTAAGCATTGACATTTCTCGATCCTCGATCACCACGCCGTATTTTTCGGCTGCGGATTGCGCTGCCAATTTGCGTAGTGCGACTTCCTCGGCGCGTTCCATCAAATGTTCCTCAAGTGATTTGCCCATCATGCCGACGATATCGCGCATGTTCCTGGCTCCGATTTTCCACATGGCTTCCAGCTCTTTGCTGACGCGGCCATCGTCGATCGTGAGTTTCGCAGGATAAGTAAATTCCCATCTCCACCAGTCTTCCGATTGTGGCAGGATGCCTTGCTTCTGAGCTTTGGCGACTGCATAGCCAACCATACGCGTGGCTGCGTAGTTAAGGATGTCCTGGCGATCCTCGACCGCGCGTTGAGCCTTGCCGATTTCGCTGCGCTCCGCGGTTCCTTGTCCGGTTGGTTTCCAGACGAGTGAATACGGCCAGTTGATGCCGGCGAGAGCAGAGCGGATGATGCGATCATGGAAAGATTCCCAGACATCACCAGGACGATCCGATTTGATCGTCTCAAGTTTGCCTCCCGAGTTGGATTTAAAATAGCGGATAGCGCCGCCATCCATCGTCTCATACGTCATTCCTTGCCCGGTCGTGCTGTCGCCAATTAGGATGTTGCTCGGATCGTCGGGATCTGGCCCTCCATGTTCGTTGTATTCGATCAGACCAATGCTCGAAAGCATCATCTGCGCGAGTCGCTCCCAGTCGTGTGACTGAAGCATATCTCGCAGATCGTTGAGAGCATGGGTAAAAGCGGGTAATCCGCGGCCCTGTTCTTGCCAAGATGGATCGTAAAGGTGGATTACGTTGGCAGCATCGAGATACTCGGCTGCGTTGTTGTCGTCATCGAGGACGATGTATTCCTTCGGCGCACCACTTGCATAGTAGACTATGCCATCGATCAAGGTGCCGCCGTGAAATTGAATCGTGTCTTGATAGGCATTCAGTTCTCTCGGTGTGCCAATGCGATGTGATGGAATGTGCTGATAACGCGGATATCCATCTGGCGTTTGAGTGAGTAGAATGAATCCTTCGCCATCACGGTCGATTGCGGTCGACAGCAAGTAGAGCGATGTCTTGAAATCATGCATGCCACCGCGAACATCACCAATGGCGTACCATTGGTTCTTGAGCCAATCAGCAGCGATCTTCCCGAATTCGGTATCGGTGCCAGTAAATTTCGGCGCCCAGGCTCGACCAACTGCATACATTGCCTTCTGTTCGATGGCGCCACGCGCCGGCCCGAGGTTGAGGAATAGTCGACGCGATGCCGACAGCAAAGTGTGACGATCGTTATAAGGGACAAGTTTGCCAATGTCCTTTAGCTCGACTGGTTCCCAAGGACGATCGCGTGAGTAGCGGTTGGCGGAACGTGCCGCCTGCATCACCGCCGTGTTGCCCCATTGATCGAGAATTGCCATCGTGGATCAGAGGATGTCAAAAGAGTCCGCGTGATCTTGTGCCTGGAGCAAATCCTTGATTGAGCCAACTGAGTGCCAGACGCAATGCGGTTTGCCTCGATGACTCGTCGAGTTGGACAATTTTTGACATTGTGACCCCATTCTTTCCAGCGCTGGTAATCGAATCCATGCCGCCCTTTGTAAGCGCCCCGCCAGAGATCGCAGAATCAAATGCTGCACGAATGTCAGCAACGCGTGACGCATCACCGACTGCCCATTGGTATAGGTTGTGTGCTGTGGAGTAAGTCGTCGCGGCCATTCACATGGCATCAGATGTCAAACATCAAAGCCAGGTATGATCTTGAGCATCAATGCTGCCACGATCTGCATCGCCTCAACGTCCCATCCGTGGTTGTCTCGTCGTACTTTGACCCAGCGATACTCGACCTGCTTAGTCTTGCCATTGACGATCTCACGCTTCGCTTCCGAGTCGATCTGCTTGAGGTATTCTTCTGGTGCATCGTCCGGGATTTCCCATGATTGTGCCTGTCCAGTTCGATGAGCATGCAGGATGTCCTTGATCCGATCGGATGCCCAGAATGCATATCGCGCCTTGCGTCCATTGGTGGCAGATGCCTCTGAAAATTTGGAGAATGCTCGATGGATGATGTCACCATTTTGCTTCTTGTACGCAAATGATGCCTGTCCAGATCCGTGCAGCGCAGTCCAGTCATTCGATGATGTGGCGCAGTATACCTGGTCCGTGTTATACTGAGCATCGACGAACGTCATCTTGGGTGAAACCTTCATGCGCCGGCGCAGTTCCTCGATCTGGTCGTAAGTTTCCATGCGTCCAAAGAACAGCAAGCGTGATGATCCATCAGATCGCCATGCCCGGCAGACTACCCAGAAGTGATCTCGCTGCACGTCGACCGTGATGAAGCGATAGGTTTCATTCTCGACGAGTTGACCTTGAGAGAATTCTGCGAGTCGATATCCATCACCGACAAGTGCTTGTCGGTTGTCTGTAAGATCCTCTTCCCAGCTCTCGGCCAGACGTTTCTGGATGAATTGCCGCAGCGGATCAATGTTGCCAACCTTCATCGCGGCCTTCGCTTCCAAGTTGAGTAGTGCAATTTCCCAGAGTGGTTTGCGCCAGTTGCAGAGGACATTGTAGTGAAATCCAACGTGACCAGGTAGACCATTTGATGTCTGAATGTAGGACGCTGATTCGGCCAATGCTCGACGCTGTTGCGTATTGTCGGCGCATGTCCAGTCGCAGTCTGGGTTGTCGCATTTGAGCTTTGCGGTTTGCGCTCGATTGAGGAGTGACATTTCCTCGTCGTCGTCGATCGCCACATTGCACCATTTCCAAGGTTGGATTGTCGTGCATGTTGGGCAGGGAAAAGAGAATTCACGCTGGTCGGTTTGCTGCCATGCTTTGTCGAGGTCGTCGCCCTTGGTGCCGGCCTGCGAGAGGATGAAGAATTGGCGGTTCCAGCGATCATGTAATCGACCGCGAGATTCGTTGAGCATGCCTGGCTTATATTGCCACGCCTCGTCATTAA